GAGCCAGTAGCTGATAAATCAATAGTGCCCATTGTGACAGCACCTGTAGCTCCAGAGTTAGTTGTAGAAGCAGAAACGAAAGTTCCATTTGCATTAGTAAATGAAGTAACACCTAATGTAGCTGTTCCACTTGCGGCAGAAGTAACAACACCCTGAGCATTTACTGTTATAGTAGCATGCGTGTATGTGTTTGCTGTAACACCAGAATTTGGCATATCAACCGATATCGTACCACTACTTGTTATTGGAGAACTTCCAACTGTAAAGTAGTTACTTGATATACCAACAGATGATACAGTTCCAGCCGCTAAATCTACCCACGCATTACTACCCTTGTGAAGGTATAATTCATTAGTATCTGTTTTGTATATTAATTGTCCCTCACCAGCTAAACCCGAAGGAAGTGTTCCTGTAATATTTTGAACTTTAAAATTTTGTAGCTCAGTATTATTAAGGGATACGTTTTGTAAAAAATTGATAGCCATATTTTCTGTTTTTTATATATTATTAAAATTTATAGGTCAAACTAAATTTAAGTTCTCCCTCTTGATCTTCGTTTTCTAAGTCTATTAAATAAGAAGGTTCTATGTATAGTTCGTTCCACACATTTAATGCATAACCTACCCCTAAAGAAACATTTTCTTCTTCAGTTGTAACTAATCCATAAGCAAATAATTTATCACCAAATGCATATCTGGCAACTAAATCATAATCCTCTCCGTTCATCATTACTCCTAAACTTATTTTATCCATAGAATACATAACTCCTATGTTGTCTGTTAAATTATCTAAACTCATTTCTTCTCCGTCCGCTGGCTCACTTAACATACTTGTTACCATAAATTGAGCAGAAGCTGTTAGTGAAAATAATGTAATTAATAGTGTTAAAATATTTTTTGTCATGTTTTTTGTTTTAGTTAAAAAATGCTTTTCCTGTATGTGCAGCATTAAAAGTTATGGTTACTGAATTTAATGAATCATAATCTACATCTCCATAAACTGTAATGTTTGCACTGTTCACCACGCTTACTGAAGGATATTTGTTTAAGTTATGTGTTACATTCCACGTTGCTGATGCTACGTTTTGCGAAAACACAAAGTTTTTGTCTCCAGAACTCGCTGATGCATACGTCAGCAAAGATATGAAATAATCTTTGTTGTCTATTAAGCTGCCTGTGCTGGCCTGTAAAGTTACACCGATATCAAAAAAATTAGACTCTTGAGCATTTTGAGTAGCGCTATTCCAAGAATAAATACCAAATTTTGAAGGATTATCAGCTTGTGATATAACTACAGTAGAGCCTACTAAAGGTACTGTGTAATAAGATGATACGTCAATTAAAGAAGCTAATTGAAATTTACTAAGCATAAAACTACTTATGGTGTTAAATGCAGGACCGCCTATCCCAGAAGTAGAAAAAGATATTGTTCCTGGCTCTCTTTCTTCTCCTGTATTCCAATTTTGAAATCTATATTTTAATGCATTAACCTCTATTTTATTAAAGGTGTTTAAAAATACCGCAACAGCATCGGCACTAAAATTTACTGTTTTGCCATCGTTAACCATATCAGAACCAATCCACTTATCGGTTCCAACTACTACATTTTGTAATGGATAACTAACTATTCTGGCCATTTATTTATTTTTTATCCTTGTTCCTTTTTCGTATGAGCGCCCACCAAAGTATGCGGCTACCGTTGTCATAAGTAAAAGTTTTAATAATTCTTTCCACTCATCGTCAACTACAAAGTTAATAAATCCTGAGTCAATAAAAATAAGCACGATTGTACTTAAAATTAAAAAAATTAATACAGCAGGTCTTACTGTTTTTGACAAACGACTATCAGAAGACATATCGCTTTTCCATCTCTCGGTTACATTTTTTTGCTCATCAGCTACGCTGTCAGCAAAAACTTGCATCATTTGTTTTTTAAATTCTTTTTTTTCGTCAGGAGTTTCAACAAACTTGTCAACCACCTCACTAACTTTATCAGCAACCTCCATTCCTGCTGATCCAAATATTTTACTCCATATATTCATATATCTTTATATTCTGTTTTTGCATCAAAACTTGGACATTCTTTACTTGAGAAGTCTCTATGTCCATATATTTTAGCATTAGGATGAAACTTTCTTAAAGTTTTTAATAAAAGTATTAAAGACTCTTTTTGCTCATCTGTTCTTGTATCTTCCCATTCATTCATCTCTTTATCCATTCCTCCTATATAACAAATACCTAAGCTATTTAGGTTATGGCTTTTTACATGAGCGCCATACCTATCTACCATTCTTCCATATTCAATAGTACCATCTAATCGTATTACAAAATGGTATCCTATATCACTCCAGCCATTTCCTTTAACGTGCCAGTCTCTAATATCTTCTGCTGAGAAGTCTTTGTTTCGGGGAGTAGCTGAGCAATGAATAACAATTTTTTCTATTGCTCTCATTTATTACTTATTTTTAAGCGTATAAATTCTGTCGTCTAATCTGTTTAATGTTTCTTTCATTTCTAACATTTCTGTTTTTATAAATGTTAGCTCTTTTTGGATTTGAATCATTTGTTCTACTGGAACTTGAGAAGGCTCTGGTAATTCTTTAGCCTCTTGAATATCTGCCTGTAAACTATAATACATACCAACAAATCCAGCAATAAACACAGCTATAGTAAAAAAGTTTTTTGGACTTAAACTAAACTTTGTATCTTCTGAAAGAGTTATCATATTACCAGATTGCTATACAGTTATTATCTGCTGAATTAGTAGTTCCACTTTTAAAAAGCTGTACTATTTGAACTGGTAAGTATTCTCCTACTGGAAAGTTTGTAAATGTTACAATACTACCAGCTGTTGTTTTTACTTTTACATCAACAGGTGAAGCTACTTGATTTGCAGCCTTTGCTTCACTACTTCCAACATATAATAAACACCCTTCTCCAGATGCTATTCTTTCATTAAATCCTACAGGTCCTGCTGTAAATATTATATAAGTTTCATTACCAGCAGGAAATAGATCAGTAGCAAAAGATAATACTGTGTTAGAATCAACTGCTGTTACTGCTCCTGAAGTATTATCAGTTGTGTTGTAAACTATATCGCCTACATTTACTGTAGAAAAGTTTGCAGTAGAATCGTCTAATTTATCATTTACGTTATTATCTGCTGTTCCTGTTATTTGTGGTAAATCTGGTGCTGGGATTGGTAAAGTGTCACTGGCTATTATGCTTAATGCAAGACCAGTATTTACCGTAATTTTTGGGTATGCCATGTTTAATTATTTGAGGTTAAAAATCTCTTTTATTTTTTATATGGAAACGCTCTGTTAAGAGTGTCTCTTCTTTGACCGCAACCGCAGTCTTCTTTTCCCATTGCCTTTGCCATGCTATTAGCAAGTTTATCTATACCTGTGGCTTTTGTAACCTTAGCTATAGTATCTCCTAATCCTCTGGACTTGTTGTTTAGTCTATCTTGCATTTACATTCGTCATATGCACACTTGTCAACCTTAATAGATAGCTTGTCAAGTAATACGTTCCAATTACATCTTAAATGATAATACAAAGATATTAATTTTTCTTTCATGTTTTTAATTAGTTTGGTCATACCGCTTTCTCGTGTTAAAAGCAGTTTTTGGTCTGCTTGTAACATAAGCCTTTGGTTTTGCCTCTTCTTTAATTTCTTTTTTTTCAGGTTTGATAAATCCAGAAATTGTAGGGTCAGCCCCCATTTTTTGCTCGTATGAAATGTTTGGTTTTTGCTCCGGGTCAGTTTTTAATAAATTCTTTCTCTTACCCTTTACAGTTTTCTTTTTTGCCATAATAAAATAAATTTAATTAATATTTAACTTTTGTTTTTACAACCAAAGTTATTAGCATAGTTAGCCATTTTAACAACGCTTTCTGAATACTTATCAGTATTTTTCATAACAGATGAAGCTGCACTACAAGCATCTTTGAAACCGTTGCGTTTTGCCCACGATGTAAATTTACCCTGATTGCCTTTTTTTATTTCTGGAAAAGCTCCTTTTTTCTTAGTACGACCTGGCATCTTTTACGATCTTAAATGGTCGTGAGTTTTCCAAGAAGATGTGTGTCTGTATGACATTCCTTTGTCAGCTCCATAAGCGTGACCATACATCTTTTTTGACATTGCCTTAGACTCATCTCTTCTGTCTTTCATTGACTGAGATTTTTTACCATTTCTGGCTCCCATAGACTCATCTAATCTTGCATTATATCCTTGTTTCATTTTTCTATTTTTTAATAATTAATAACCTGAACTCATTTTCTTCTCATCTCCATATCCTGGATTATCCTTCTTTTTACCTCCCATAGTTTTAGCAAACTCAGCAGCTTGTGCTTTTCCTACTGCATTATATGGAAATGTTTTTTTCATGTTTTTCCCACTGTCTGGGCATTTGTATGTTACTGTAGGCATAGTTAAGCGTTTTTATTTTTTTTATTTTTATTTCTTAATGCTGCAAAATCACTACCAGTAATTTTATTAAACGGTGGTGTCATTCCAGCTATTTTTTTCTGTCCTGCTGACAGCTTATCAATATCTTTATTTTTGAAATTAATATTGTTGTAATCTTTTTTATTCATTTTTCCCATAGTGCAAATATAATAATTAATTTATTAGCATCTCCAACGTCTTAAAGCCATAGCCTTTCTTGTTGGTCTGCCTTTTTTATCTTTTAAAGGTCCCTTCATTCCTTTCATTCTTGCGCAAAAAGATTTTCTTCTTGCTGCTCTTTTTCCCGTAGGGTTCTTTTCTGTTACCGCTGTTTTTAGTTTACTTCCAGGATTTGCCCTTCTATAAGCCTTTACTCCTTTTTCTGTCATTCCTGCTCCAGATTTAGTTGACCTATAGTTACCACCTTTACCTGTGGTTCTCCTTATTTGTCCTTTTTTTGTTCTGCCTTTTGTTGCCATTATGATCTAACTTTTGCTGCTTTTGTATTACTAACTACTGTTTTGTTTGACCTTTTTTTCTTTCTTGCTGTAGACGCTAATTGTCTTTTAGACAATGAACGTGCTTTAGCTAAAGGCAGACATCTGTCTGGCTTTTTTTTATTTTTGGATGTACCGCATGGTCCTTTAATTTTACCATCAGTACCAATACGAACCCATTTCTGGTCTCTCCACTTTTTTAAAGCTCCAGCCATTACTTCTTCTTAGGCTTGGTCGTCATAGACTTTAACATCTTATCTATTTTAGCCGCTTGACCTTTGTGCATAGCAGAAGCTTTTCTAAGCTCACCAGCAATTTTCTTTAATGTATTTTTATTCATATCAATTATTTTTTAGAACCCTTTGCATAATTAGGGTCTTTACAGTATTTACTTGCAGCCATATTTGCATAAGCACTTGGATAAGTATCAAATGTTCTTTTAGCCCAAGCGATTCCTGCTGCACATATTTTACTTCCCTTACTTTTTGTTCTTCCTTTTTTAGCCATAATATTTTTATTTAAGCAAAGATAATTAAATTTCAATATTTTTTTGTAGCCATCTAAACGCTTTATTTACTAAACTGTTTTCTTTCTTCTCTTGCCTGGCTAAACAAACCTTACATAAAGAATCAGAAACAGTAATTCTTACAGAGTCTACTACTTGAGTTACAACTATCTTATAATCAACAACTACGCTGTCACTGGTAATTAGTTTCAAGTTATTTAATTCATAAATACTATCAGTATATTTCTTTTCTATATTCTTTATATCCCTTTTCTTTCTCCATAAATCTTGCTCCAGCAAGATTTTTTGTTTTTTTTGTTTATTAACTTGCTGTATTGTTACATCTGCTAAACTATCTACGTTAATAATCTTAAATTCTTCTGGCTCAGGAAGAGATTCTGGCTGAGAACAGGATATTAAAATAAAAAACAATATATATTCAAACCTAATCATTGATTTCTTGTAGCGTTTCTATAAATTTATCATTCAACTTCTTATAATCACTTCTTAAAGTAATTACTTCTTCCTGTAATGCTTTTATCTGGTTTGTTAAAGTTGTTTTATTGTCTATATATAAATATCCAATAGCAATCAAACAAAAGAATAACAATCCTGTTACAGGATTAGCAGCAAAGTCTTTAAAATCTATAGGCGATTTCATTTATTCTGGTATTACTAAAATATAACCGTGTTCTTCCATACTTGCTTCTACATATGAATCGTCATATGTTATAAAGTCTCCACTATCTAACATATCTATCATAACCAAACCATCTAATGTGAAGATATAATCTTCAACTTCTCTGCTTGGCAAGATATATTCGTTTAAATAATCAAAATATTCTTGAGACCCTTTTATTATTTCCATTTTTGTATTTTTACAAAGATAATAATTAAATTAAATGAAATATTCTCACGATTACCTTAAATACTGGAGGGTAATACGCTATTGGGTAAAGGCAAAGTATGGTATTGGCACTCCTGATATTGACATGATCTTGTTTTTATATAGCGAAGATTACTTTAATAAAACTAAATTTAAAGAATTTGAAGAGTTAATGTCTTGGAATGAAAAAAGATTTGACAATTTACTTAGAGATGGGTTTATTCAAGTGTGGAGAAAAGGTTATGGTAAACATACTACACTATATGAGCTATCACACAAAGGAAAAACTATAGCCAGAAATATATATCGTAAATTAAATGGTGAAGAAATATCTGAAACAGCTCATTTAAACCCTTTGTTTCGTAAAGATGCGTCTTATACCGATAAACTTTACAGAAATTCTATAAAGGAAATGAATAAATTTATAAAACAACAACGATATCTCTCTCAGCAATAACAGTATAAGTAGTATTATTGAGCAGAAGGCTAAAGCCAGCAGACTTATCAAAATAAATAAGGTCTTCTGATTTAATATTCTGGACATCTGTTCCTGGTTTTATTACTTTTGCTTTCTTATATCTAAACTCATCTACATCAGAAGCTGTTAATAATAGACCTGAATCTGTTTTAACCTCTTCTTCTATAGGTTGTATTATAACATTTTTACCTATTGCTATCATTATCCTCTTTTATTAGTTACTATAGCGTTTGTACTAAGTATTGTTGTAGAAACACTAACTGCATTTATCAATGCGTTCTTTGTTACTTTAAGCGGGTCTATTACACCCAGCTTAAACATATCCCCAAACTTTTCATTTTTTAAATCGTACCCAATATTATGAGGTTTATCAAATATATGATTTATTATTGAATCATATTCTTTACCTCCATTATCTAATATTTGTTTTAAGGGAGATAGTAAAGCAGACCTTAAAATTAATAAAGCTACCTCCATGTTGTCATCTTTACTTTTATATTTGTTAAGCATTATTCCTGCACGCAATAAAGATACTCCTCCTCCGGCTACAATCCCTTCTTCAAGTGCTGACCTGACAGCACAGACCGAGTCATCAACTCGGTCAAATTTTTCTTTTTGCTCAACATCACTATATCCTCCAACATAAATACAACCAATTGATCCCGCCAAACTCGCTATTCTTTCGTTAATAAACTTCTTGTCTACGTTTTTTTCTACAGACTCTCTGGCTTCTACTAATTCATCTATTCTATTTTGTAGTTTATCAGACACAGTGTTTTCTTTTAAAATTATTGTATTGTCTCTTGATGCAATAATTTTATCAGCATGACCTAAATGTTCAGGTTTAATTAAGCTTAAATCATCACCAGTCTTCTCACTAAAGTATTTTGCTCCGACAGCCAAAGCTATGTCTTGCATCAGCTCTTGAGTCTTATAACCAAATGATGGTGGTGCTATATTACAAAACTTTAATCCATTACGAACTACGTTTGCTGCAAGTGTATTTATAACATTCATAGAACAAGGTGCAATAATTAATAACTTTTCTCCGTTGTTTATTATTGGTTTTAATACATTCTCTATTTGTAATATATTATTAATCTCTCCATCACAAACTAATATCTTTACATCTTCAAGTATGCACTCATCTTTCTTGTGGTCATTAATAAATAAGTGAGTTGAATAACCTCTATCAACTTTTATTCCATTTGTAACCTCTGCATATGTTTCTGAAGACTTAGACCTTTCAACTGTAACAATACCGTTTATACCAACCTTGTCATATGCATCAGCTATTATTCCACCAATCTCGCTGTCATTGTTTGCAGATATACAAGCTACATCTAACAGTCTACCCTTAGTTACTTTTCTTGAATTTTTTTCTAATGATGATATTATGTCTTTACAAACTTTATTTATATTTCTAATAATCTCAGTTGTATTATGTTCTGGTTTTATAAACTCTTGTCCTGCCTTTACAATAGCTTCAGTTAATACAATAGCAGTAGTCGTCCCATCACCTGCTGTGTTAGCAGTTCTGTCTGCTGCTTCTTTCATCATCTGAACAGCGAGATTCTCAATTGGATCATCCAACATAATAGCTCGGGCTACAGTAACTCCGTCTTTTGTTATAGTCATTCCGGAAGTATGATTAGATGATTCTAACAATACTGTTTTGCCTAATGGGCCTAATGTGCTCTTTACTGTTTTTGAAATGGCTGTGATACCGGAGATTAACTTAGACCTACCTTCATCGTCAAAGCTCAAAGACTTTGCAGTATAGGATGTAGTAGGATTTATGAATTGTGGGTTTGACATAGTATTAGATTTAATTAGATTATTGCAAATATATAAAAATTATTGACAATGTGTATATGTCGTCTTTCCATTTTGAGGGGCTCAAAATCAAATTAGAGGAAAAAATTATTTTTTTTATTTATTATTTTTTTATTACTTTTTATTTTAAATACGACATAAAAATATAAATAATAATATAATATAATAATAATCAATAAGTTAAGTTAAGTTATCTAAAGTTTTGAAACCGTCATAAAAGCGACATAAACACGGAATAAAGCGACATGAACACGACATATACAAAAGAAAAGAGGACCATACAGTCCTCTCTCCACTACTAATCAAACTAACAACGGGAAGTTTTAAAATTCGTAGATATCTTTATCACCATCCATACGCATCTTAGCTCTTTCAATTCCATCAGCGATACAATCTATTTTATATTGCTTCTTCATTTATTAGTCTACCGTCTTTTACATACAGTCCATCTACATTGTCTGAGATAGTGCTACCTGGTGAGATTCTTTTATCGTATGCCATGATCTTTTTTTTGTAAAGATAATAAAAATTTATTAGATAATTAGGGGTTGAGGGTACTACCCTGTTATACGCACTGCGACTGCGTTAGAAAAACGACATTTTTTGTTGGGGGGGGCTGTTGATTTTGTTTTTTTCTGCCGGTTGTTTTGGCTTTTGCTTTTTGGTCTGTTCGTTTGGCTTTTGGTGGGGCTGGTGTTCGTTGCTGGTGGTGTTGTTGTTGTTCCTTTGTTCCTTCCCTCCGACCCTTTGCCGACCTTCCCCCAGTTTCCGCAGTTGGTCGCAGACCTTCCCCTCCTGCGTAGTCCCTGACCGAACACGAACGAACGCAAACAAAACCAACCGAAGAAGTCCGGCATAAAATACTGATATTCAGATAGTTATTAACAATAACATATAAACTTATCAACAAATAAAGATATTTTCCTTTTATGTTGTGCGTATTGTTTTTTTTTATTATATTTGTACATTATTAATGCAATAGTGCACAAAATTAAATACAAACAAATGGCGATAATACACGACCCAAACAACCCCCGAACAGTTCAATTGACTGGCGAGGATTTACAAAATTATTTAAATAATAGAAAGCCAATAATTCAGGCAGAAGAACAAGAAGAAGAACAAGATGACAACACAGAGGAACAAGTTGAAAAAATTGTTGATTTTCTTGATTCTACTGAAGGTTTTGAAGAGGTAACGCAATATCTAACAGAATTAGATTATGAAGAAATTAATGATTTTGATGACCTTTCTAACCTCTTAGAAGATACCGGATTTTTTCACGAAAGTAGGGAAATAATATATTATAGCAGAGCTATTAAATACTTACAAGAAAACGACCCTTCACTCTGTGAAGCGTTTGAAATTGCTGATGAAATGGGTTATGAGGTTAAGAATTTAAACTCTGAATTATTGGCTACATTATTATATCAACGTAATTTTAGGGAGGAATTTTACGAGTTAGAGGCAGATTTTAACGACTTCATTAAGAGTATATAGTTGTACTGATGAGCCATTTATTGGCGAAATACTGGACTTGTTCCAGTATCTACAACAACGGTAATAGTACCACAAAATTAATTCATAACAAATGAAAAATTTAAATTACACAAATGACAATGTTAATTCTATTCTGTACAGAACACAGAGAGAGGAAACGATTTTAAAACTTTACTTAACTATGCCATATCAGGCAATGATAAACATCTTTAAAGATGAAAATATTAACCCAATGGAACAATGCGAGATAGTTTTTGCAACTGCTCCGGAATGGGTAAAACTTGTGCTCAAAAATGATTATTCAGTTTTTGATGTTGTGCACGATTTTACAAACATAGCCAAAGAAGAACCATTTTTCATTCCTCGTATCGGCTAACAAATTTTTGTTTGTTCTGCGATTGGCTCAGTATGAAAATACTGGGCTTTTCGTAGTAGAGGGCAAATCCTCGCAAAATTAATCACAAACAAGTGAACACAAAACCACATAAAAACTTAGACCCCAAAAACCATCTTAATTGGTTAACAAGAACAGATATTCCTGAACTATATGAACACCATATGGAAAGAAGTATAACAGATAGTAGATACATAAATAACTTCAGGAATCAGGATGATATAATGCAATATCTAAGAGAAGATAAAAAAGAATCTATCCAGTATGGAAAAAAGTATTGGGTACAAAATGACTGGTGTTTGTATCGTTTACAGATGGTTTATGAAAACAATATTGAAGAGGTAAATTTATGTAATAAAGTGTTTAAAGAAGAATCATATTACGTTGAACACGCTGATATTTACACAGAAGAACATATGGATAATGCTTGGGAAAAAGTAGAAACTGGATATATAAAAAGAAAAAAAGAAAGATTAGAAATAAAAAGAAAACAGATTCAGGATTGTAGAAAAACCGGTATATTATACCCATGGCTTAGCCCTGAAGAAGTTTGGACTGAAGAAGAATTAATAGAAATAGATAACAAAAAAGAAAAAACAGAGAGTCAACCGGAATTACAACTCTCGTTATTTTAACGCAATATTGCAACAAAATTTAACAAACAACACTATGCTAACTATGCTAAAAGAATATTCTGAGAGATGCTTACAACACGAAGCAATTATAAAAAAACAAAAATTTAATGAAATTAAGTTTATATATGCTGTACATAAATACGATTCAATGTTAGAATACAATACCTCTGATTACTTTAAAACAGAAGAAGAGGCAAGAAAAGTATTTAACGATACATTTTCCAAACTTGAACAAGAAATTCAAGACAATAATTTAGAAGTATATAACCAAACAGAAAACGAAATATATTTTGAAGGTTTAGAAAGTTCTGAGTTATTAAAAATAGAAGCTATAATAATTCCCTGAGACAAAAAAACACACTTTTAGATCTAAAATGCCCAGTTCAAGTAACTGGGTTTTTTTGTGCAATTACTTTGCACACTTATAAATTAAATTTGCTCAATTATTAATTTAAAATATATTATTATGAAAGAATATTTAGAGTACAAAACACACAGAGATTATAGGCAAGAAAATTGCGTATACACCGGAAGCAAAATTACATTTCCTTATTCAATAATTATTAGAACACAATTAGATGGGATGATATGGCAGATATACAATATTAAAAACCACACAGATAGAGTACACGAGGACGCTATAATTCTTAACGCTTATAATAAAGGGTATGAAGATATAAGAATTTTAAAAGACACAAAGTATATTGATGAAGAGACCTATCCAAAATGGAGGCAAGAAGTGAGACAATTTAAATATTTAGGAAAAAAATAAATACTTATAAATTTTTTATATTAAATTTATTTATTATTTTTACAAAAGTTATTAATTAAATATATTATTATGAAGATAAAAAATTATTATATGAGCAAATATCCTTCAGATGATTTGGGGGAAGAAATAAATAATAATGCAACATTTATAGGTTTATTAGATAGATTGCATAATGGGAAAGATATATACAATTACTTAGAGGTAGGTGATAGTATAATAAGAGAAAGATTGTTTCAAGAACTTTCTGATTTATTAGGAGAAAGTTATGATTATGTTTACAATTTATGGTTATATAAAGAAAACGACCAGGCTGTTCTTAATGCTGAAGACCCTAATTACCCAACTGGTGACCACAGATATTATCTAAATTTTCTAAATAAAAAATAATATTATGAATACAACAACATACATTTGGGAAACATATTATGATGTTTCTGAATATATACAGAACGAAATAGATTATTTTGAAAGAGACAAACAAGAATTTCTCGTTAGTATATTAGGAGATGAAGACAGAAAACCCTCTGATGTTACTGATGAAGAAATTGAAGATCATTTTCATAATGATTATTATTATGGAGAAAACCATTGGGTATTTTTTACAGAAGATTTAGAAGAAGAATTTAAAAAGCATATAGGAAAGACAATATATGTAGAGGGTAGGAATATGGGATGGATGAATAGAAGTGGATGGAAAGAATTTGAATTAACTGATACAATACAAATATTTAATGAAATTGCTCCGGAATGTGACTTAACATATTATATCACAAAAGAAAAGGAGGGAGAGTATGAAGTAAGAATAAGCCATCACGATAGCCCAATGGGAGAGTTTTATAAAATTAAAATTAAATAAATGGCTTATCAATATAAATATAGTTTTAAATTCTTAAGATTTTATAAAGAATTTTATGAGGAGGGTGGCTACGTTTGGTCACTTAGAGAAGTTGAGCAAAAATTAATTGAAGACAATATAATAGAATATAAATTATGAAAAATTACACTAAAGAAGAAGTAGAAAAATACTGGACTAATAAGATTTCTAAAAATTTAATAGGAAGAAAAATTACCAAAGTAGAATATATAGATGATAAAGAAATGGAGGATAATATGTGGTACAAAAGACCGGTCGCCATTTGTTTAGACAATAAATATTGGTTAATTCCTATGATGGATGATGAAGGTAATGATGGGGGAGCAATATCAACTACCTTTGATGATCTTGGAACAATACCAGTAATATAAATTAAATATTAACTTAAATTAAATAATTATGCCAAATTATGTATATAGTGGAATTAATGTTTCTTCGCCACTTACAAAAAAACAAGAAGAGATAATTGAACAAATAAAAAAAGTAGGTAGTATATGTCAATATTACAAACCACGACCTAAAGAATATGATTTCATTTCAGGATTTGCTACTATAAATGGAAAAAGATGTGAATACTGGAGAAGGGTAAAAAAAGATGGGGTTACGACTGAAATTCCTATTGAACAAAGCGAGATTGATGAATTAGTAGAAAAGTATGGATTTCCGGATTGGTACACTTGGAGTTTGCACAACTGGAACACAAAATGGGGGGATTGTCATTTAGAAATTAATAATTGCTCTATTTCTTGCGATTTAAGATTTGAATCTGCTTGGTCTCCTATCTGTGATAGTATTTTAGAAATGTTTGCAAAAGATTTTCCTGATTTTAGTTATTGGTTTGAAGAGGAATGCGAATGGGGAGGAAAAAGGGACTATGAAGGTGGAGTATGCATACAAGAAAGTTCCTATAGTGAGCCTGAATGGAAAGAGGAGGAAGAAATAGAGGTAGAAGGACTATCTGTGTTTGCCTCTTATTTACAAGAAGAACACCCATCATATGAAGATGGAGTAGGATATTATGAAGAATATTGTAGAGACCAGTTTTTAGGTAAAACTATTGAAGAAGCTGTAAATACTTTACAAATTTTGCTCAAAAAATAAATTGTTATTTTTGTAATAAAACCAATGAAAAAGTTTATTGTAACTTATAATGGATTTCTATTTGGGTCTGAACAACCTAAATACGAAATATTCTTAGTTTCTGATAAAGAAACACTTATGTCTTATTTGTATAACACTTACATAAAAGACAAAGGTTACTGGGATTTGTCTCCGGAAAATTTTAGATCACATTATCACAACATAGGAAAAAGGTTAGATACTATGGTTAATGATTATGCCTTTACTAAAAGAGAAAACGATATTGAATTGTTTGATGGAGAATATACCAGTAAAATAGAAATGTTTGATGTTATAGATATTGAAAGAAGTTATGCTGTTATAACTGAAGTAGACATTTGTCAATCTTATATTGTTTCAAAAAAAGTTTACGACAAAATAATAAACCAAATAGACAACCTTCGTATATTATATAACGAATTAGATGGAGACAATGTAGATTATTCAAATGAATTTGAGTGGCTATCTAATTATGAATCTGTCTTTTTTTCTAATGAACACATGGATTACAACGATTTTGATTTTGACTCTGGAGATATTAAAGATGTTAATATTATAGGAGGAAGTAGTAACACAGAGAGTTCGTTAGAAATAACATTAATAGATCATTTTATTATAAAGCGATTATAAATTTGGTTATTAATTATTTATTTAGTATTATTGTCACTTAAATATACTACTTATGAATAAACTAACTAAAAACGAGGAAAGAGAGTTCAATCATCTAAAGAAAATTTTGTTTAATAAGAAATCTTTTTTAGATGTAGATTTTATTTCTAATCAATTATTGCTTAACCGATATAACGAATTAGCAAATAAAAAAACACAATCAATACTAACGAAAGTTTAATAATTGTTGTTGTGTAAATGGGGGACTTTGTTATCCCCCTTTTTTTTAACTAAAAAATATATTATGAAAAAAATTACCCCAAGAGAAACTAAATCATATAACGACTGGATGGAATACATACACGAATGTATTAGTAAAAAGAAAAAACCTGACTGCGAACAAAGAAAGTTAAATGAGTATCACAGAATCCGAGATATAAAATATCAAGACTTAGTAAAAAGAGGAGTGATAGAAGATACTGATGAAAACTATGAAAGGTTTGATGTAACTGAATATGAATATCATACATCTTCAATAATATGGGAGTAAATTTGGTAAGCAAATGTTGTGGAGATACTTTTGAAGAGGTAGATATAATAGAAGACTGGAATGAAGTTTATATTTGTTCTCAATGTGGAGAATATTGTGAAGTACAAAACGACTACGATTACAGAGAATTAAGGCTTTACGACATAGCAGAGGCAAGAGAAGATGATAAAAGATGTGGGCTATGAAAGAGATACATCAAATGATCTTAAAAGAAAAGATGAAGGAAAGACCTAACCGGAAATACATTCAATGGTTACAAAAGCTAAATCAAGACATCTTAAAAAAAATAATAATAGAAAACTATAAAGAGTAAGAGGAGGGAATATTCCCAAAAATTTTACAGGTGTAAGATACCTTAATATTAAATGTTGCCTCTTATATAAAGAGGGGTGGTTATAAAGGCGCTATTGCCAAAACACGTTAATACTATTAGCCATCCCTCTTAAATAAATTTAATTAAATGATAAACCCAACAACTTATAAATTAAAAAAACTTATTCCAGGATATAAAATAAAACATTCATTATCCAAACAAACTCTTGTTGCATTACCTTATTCAAATAAAGAAATATTTTTACAAAACACTACTGATTCTATAATTTTGTCTTATGAAGATAAAAATATGTATATAGATAAAAACACACCGCTACTTGCTGAAAAAACATTTCCTGATAAGTTTGGTAGAGATAAAACATACACTTTATATTATTATGAATGGAAACCAACACAAAACCAAATTAAATTAAATATATGAAAGAACTACCTAAGACTTTTGTGTTTCAAGAGAAGCAAAAAAATAAGATCAATAAATATCATGTAGAAAATAAAACAAACTTAATAGAGTTTGATAATTATTTTAAATATTCTGGAATGATAGAATACAAGAAAAGATTTATCTTAGCCGAAGACATATACGAATACATACCTTATGAAAGAGAAATAGTATGTAATGATATGAGTAAATATAAATTTAAAAAAAAATTAAATGAAACCAGTTAGGAAAACCCCTGAATATTATATAGGCAAAAACAATTACCACGCCTCAGAAGTAGTGTATGGATTTTCAGCTACATATAATGTAGGTACAGCCCTCACTTATTTAATGCGAGCCGGCAAGAAAAAAGAGGAGGGAATGAGTGATGTAGCAAAGCATATAGAAGATATAGAAAAAGCAATTCATCATCTTCAAATGGAGATAAAACAATTACAAATTGATAATTTAATTACTGAAGGAATGAGCTATGAAAAAGCAATAGCAACCTTAGAAAGAATTAATGATCTCCAAAACAAGTTTAATAAAAAATAAAAAAAACTTGTATAATATTTATATAAGTTGTATAATTGTAAAAAATAAAATTAAATGAAGAAAGATATTTTTGACGCATATGCGGAGGCGGTAGCTGACAAGTTCCACCTTACATTAGGCGAAATGTATACAAAAACTCGTAAAAGAGAAATCGTTGAGGCCAGACAAATGTTGTATTTTCTGGCACAAGAAAGACCAATTAGAATATCGTACATAAAAAGATTTATGGAAGAAAATGGTTTGCCAGTTGAACATTCTACATTAGTTCATGGATATAAAAAAGCAAAAGCATTTGTTGAAAGCGACCCTGACTACAAACATATACTTGAAGAAATTAAGAATAAAGTTCAGTAGTGTATTCCTTAGATCAGTTATATAATCAAGCATTAGAAAAAGACCCACTAATCTTAGAAAAAGAATTGGGAACATCTTTAGTTAGCTATGGATTTAAACTGCAAAAGTTTGAAAGTAAAACAGAAATATTAAACTGCTCCCGAAATGGAGATTACTTTCAAGAGTTAAACGACAATGAATACAAATTATTTCAAGAGTATGGATGGGAGAAAGGTTGTATTGTTATGAACATAAATAATTGTTTACACAAACTACAGCTTATAGAAGACAAAATGAGGTTAGAAGTAAACACCAGGAAGAATGATAAGTTTATAAAAAACTTAAAAACAAAAAGAGAATACATATTACAAAGATATTCTTACTACACTAAAAAACTAATTAAATATAATAGAGAAAATGGATAAATTAAAAACCATCAACATAAAGGGAAAGGACTACGTTGAAGTTCACACAAGATTAAAATACTTTAGAGAAGTTTATTCTGAGTATAGTTTAGATTCTATTGTTTTAGACAAAACATCAGAGTCAATAATGATAAAAGCCGAAATAAAAGATTCAACTGGTAGGCTAATTGCCTCAGGTATTGCTGAAGAATATAAAGGATCATCATACATAAATAAAACATCTTATGTAGAAAACTGCGAAACATCTGCTTGGGGAAGAGCGTTGGGTAACTTTGGTATTGGATTAGACACATCAGTAGCTTCAGCTAATGAAGTAATTAATGCTATTGGAAGTCAAAAGAAAACAACTCCAGGAGTTAAGACAAAGGCAACATTAGATATAGGTGATGAAAACTGGAAAAAGGTTTTAAGCTATGTTGTTTCTAATAAAGAATTAGGTCTGCCTACTATTGTTAAAAATTTAGAAAGCAAGTATAACATAAAAGCATCTGTTAAAAAAGAAATATCTAAGCATATAAAATGATAGGTATTTTAGAAAAACTTAAAGACGATTCTTTTTATTATGGAGAGTATGGTCAGCAATGGCTATCTAATTCTGATATATACACTTTGTTAAATGACCCCTTACAATTTAGAGTTCCTAAAGAACAGACAAAAGCTATGTTGGAAGGCAGATACTTTCATACTGCTATATTAGAACCTGAAAAGATACAAAATTTTATAATAGCAGATGTTAACAGTAGAAATACTAAAAAATATAAAGAATTAGTGGAGGAGCATGGACAAATGTTACTGCTACAAAAGGAAAAAAATGATATAGATAAGGCTATATTGACAATAAAAAGCAATATGGATATGGCAGAAGAAATATACCACCCTTCTAATCAGTTTGAAGTTCCGGCAGTTAAAAATATTATGGGGTTAGATTGGAAGGGTAAAGCAGATATTATATGCGAAGATAAAATTATTGATTTAAAAACTACATCTGATATATCAAAGTTTAGATCATCAGCTTATAGATATAACTATGATAGTCAGGCATATATATACCAAAAATTATTTAATAAGCCAGTTCATTTTTACGTTGTAGATAAGTCAACATTACAATTAGGTCTATACATTCCTTCTGAAGATTTTTTAAGAAATGGTAAAGAAAAAGTAGAAAATGCAATATTTATTTACAATACTTTTTTTGGTGAGAACGCAACTGAAGATATAAATCAACACATAATTTATGAAACATTATAGATATATTACATTGCATAGAAAAATTTTTTACGTTGTAAAGGTTGTTTTTAAGGTAATAAAATATTATCTTTCTAAGCTATCTTGGAAACGAGAAATATTTATAGTAGAAGTTCCAACTACTATGAAAAGCGAACAGGAAAAGCAAAGGCTAATGACTGACGTTTTAGAAATTTTGGAACACCAAATTAAAATACATTAAAATATGGAAGATAAAATATATGTAGGAAGTGGTACTGAAAAGTTTGATGGTAACCTTGTTTCTTGCAGTTTATGTTTAAGCGACTTACCTAAAGAGCACGTCTTTGAGTATAGTGGTAAAAAATATATAAAACTAAACGTACAAAAAAAGAAACAAGCAGATGAGTATGGGAAGACTCATTATGTAGCTGTTGACACTTGGAAGCCTGAGCCAAAAGCTGAGGCTGTAACTACTGATTCTGGCGATCCTGATTTGCCATTCTAATTATAGGGGGCTATGCCCCCTTTTTTTTACTTAAACTACAATGGAGATAACTATTTTTAAAGATATTAAAGACACATCACAGCCTTTTTACAGAACTGTAGAGGTGGTCTTAAAGAGAATTGAAGAAGGAGCATCAAAAGATGCTGTAAAAAAAATACGCTCTGAAAAAGATAAAGAAGAAAGAAATAAACTAAAAAAAACTTTACCGGCTGTTTGTTTTAGTGGGAAGTTTAAAAAAAGAAATGACTCCTCTTTAATTGAGCACAGTGGATTAATTTGCTTAGACTTTGATGGTTATAAATCAAATAAAGACTTGCTCCAGGAGAAAGAAAGACTAACAAAAATTAAATACGTTTATTCTGTATTTATATCGCCAAGTGGCAAAGGCCTAAAGGTATTAGTTAAGATACCAAAAGACGTAGATAATCATAAAAATTATTTTAATTCTCTTAAAAAATTTTTTAAATCTGACTATTTTGATGTAACATCAAAAAATGTATCACGAGTTTGTTACGAGTCTTATGATCCTTTAATTTACATTGCCAAAAACTCAAGTATATGGGACAAGATAGAGGAACAAGAGTATGTAGAAAAAGTTAAATATAAAGACAAGCCAACTATACCATTAACAGATGAAAACAAAATAGTAGATATACTTGTTAAGTGGTGGGAAAAAAAGTATGGTTTAAAAAATGGCGAGAGAAATAATAACGTATATATATTAGCTTCAGCCTTTAATGATTTTGGTGTACCAAAAACTTTAGCTGAGTTTGTTATGAGTAACTTTGATTCTAAAGACTTCAATAGAAATGAAATTTTAAGAACAATAAGTTCTGCATATGCCAACACACATAACTTTGGGACAAAGTATTATGAAGATGAAGATAAAGTTAACTTAATAAAACAACAGTTAAGAAGAGGTGTAAATAAATCTGAAATAAAATGTCATATACAAAATGAAAAAATAGATGACGAAAATATAGAAGAGGTAATTAATAAATTAGAAGAAGAGCAAACTGAAAATAAATTTTGGGAAAAAAGTGATAAGGGTAAAATAAAAATAATACATTATTATTTTAAAAATTTTTTAGAAGACAATGGCTTTTACAAATTTAATCCTGAGGGTAGTAAAAATTATGTTTTTGTAAGGGTAATTAACAATCTTATAGACCACACAAGCGAAAAAGAAATTAAGGATTTTATATTAGATTATTTATTACAATTAGATGATATTAGTATATATAATTATTTTGCAGAAAACACCAGGTATTTTAGAGAAGACTTTTTAACTCTTCTTTCGTCTATAGATGTGTTTTTTATTGAAGACACTAAAGACACAGCTTACTTATACTTTATGAATTGTGCTGTAAAAATTACTCATAATGAAATAAACTTAATAGATTACTTAGATTTAGGTGGGTATGTTTGGAAAGACCATGTTATAGATAGAGAGTTTACTTTATGTCACGTTCAGAAATGTGATTACAAAACTTTTATAAGCAACATATGTGGAGAAGATGAAAGTAGAGTTAGATCAATGGAGTCTACAATAGGCTTCTTAATGCACGGTTATAAAAATTTATCTTATTGTCCGGCTACTATTTTAAATGATGAGGTTATTTCTGACAACCCTGAAGGTGGTACTGGTAAGGGTTTGTTTATGAATGGTTTGGCTAAAATGAAAAAATTAGTAGTTATAGATGGAAAGTCTTTTACTTTTGAAAGGTCCTTTGCTTATCAGTTGGTATCAGCAGACACGCAAATATTATGTTTTGATGACGTAAAAAAATCTTTTGATTTTGAGAGATTGTTTAGTGTGGTAACTGAAGGATTAACTCTTGAAAAGAAAAACAAAGATGCAATTAAAATACCATTTTCTAAATCTCCTAAAGTTGCTATCACTACTAATTATGCAATAAAAGGTAAAGGAACGAGTTTTGAAAGAAGGAAGTGGGAGTTAGAACTCTCACAACATTACACTAAAGATTTTACTCCTTTAGTAGAGTTTGGTAGACTAATGTTTGGAGACTGGGATGATGAGGAGTGGTGCCAGTTTGATAACTATATGATTAATTGTTTACAAGGATATTTATTAACTGGCTTATTAAAAAGTGAGTTTGTTAATTTAAAAATTAGAAAACTATCAGCAGAAACAGCTCATGAGTTTGTTGAATGGTGCGGTCTCCTGGCTTCATCAACACCAAACGATAAATTAAAAAGCAATCAGCGAATGTATAAATTAGATTTGTATAGTGATTTTATTGAAGAAAACCCTGATTTTGCTCCTAAATCTAAATACACTATATCTCGTATTGCATTTAACAAATGGCTTTTTTCCTACTGTTTATATAAATACGACTCTATACCTGAAGAGGGCAGAGACTTGGGTGGAAGATGGATTTTATTTCCTGATATAGATGATGAAGTTTAGAGATTACCAGTTAGATATTATATCTAAAGGGGTAAATATAATTAGATCAAGTGGCTTTTTATATTTAGCTATGGAAGTTAGAACTGGTAAAACATTAACCAGCTTAGGTATAGCCAGTTTAATAAAAGCACAAGAAGTTTTGTTTATAACTAAAAAGAAAGCTATCAGCAGTATTGTAGATGATTATTATAAACTAAGCCCTGAGTTTTCCATAGAAGTTATTAATTACGAGTCATTACATAAAATAAAACAGACCGGATGGGATGTAGTTGTTTGTGATGAAGCTCATACTTTAGGTGCTTTTCCTAAACCAAACAAACGAGCAAAGCAAGTAAAAGAGATTATAAGAAGGTCAAATCCTTTTGTAATACTTTTGAGCGGAACACCTACCCCAGAGTCGTACAGCCAAATGTATCATCAGGTTTATGGTATTCCTAACAACCCTTTCAAACACTGTAAAAACTTTTATTCTTTTAGTAGACAATATGTAAATGTAAAACAAAAGTATATTAACAGTATATATATAAGAGATTATAGTCATGGGCTAAAAAGCATTTTAGATGATATGTCGCCTTACAAACTTAATTACTCTCAAAAAATGGCAGGATTTAAAACCACTATTGAGGAACAAGTACTGTATGTAAAGTTGAGTTCAGTATGTAAAAATTTAATTAAAAAAATTAAAAAAGATAGAATTATACAAGGCGATAATGAATTAATTCTTGCAGACACAGGAGTAAAACTTATGTCAAAAGTTCATCAGTTATGTTCTGGAACTGTAAAGTTTGAAAGTGGTAACTCTATGGTGGTAGATAATTCAAAAGCAAAATTTATAAAGAAGTATTTCAAGAAACAAAAGATCGGTATATTTTATAAATTTAAAGAAGAGTATAATGCAATCAAGTCTGTTTACAAAGACCTGATAACGAATGATTTAGAAGAATTTAATTCTACAAATAAATCAATCGCCTTACAAATTGTTAGCGGTAGAGAGGGCATAAGTTTAAAGGAAGCTAAGGCATTAGTATACTACAATATAGATTTTAGTGCGACCTCTTATTGGCAAAGTAGAGACCGTATGACCACTAAAGATAGGCTGTCTAATAAAATATTTTGGATATTCAGCGAGGATGGAATTGAAAAAGATATTTACAAAACAGTTGTTAAAAAGAAAGATTACACCCTTACACATTTTAAAAGAGATTTGTTAGATTTGTAGTATGACCGAACAACAAATTCAGAATAAAAGAATAGCTGAATTAGAAGAAGAAGGGTACTACGTTATAAAACTTACTGTTACAAATAAGAATGGTATACCAGATTTGATAGCCATACCTCAGGGGTGTGACGTGTTGTTCTCAGAAATAAAAAAACCCAACGGGAAACTTTCGGAATTGCAAAAATTTAGAATTGAACAATTACAAAAGCATGGGGTTAAAACAGAAGTATACAGGGGCTAAGTATGAGGTTGAAGATTTTTTTATTGACAGCCTCCAGGAGTTAGACCTATACACAGGATTAAAAATAGCGAGATATATAGAGCGAAATGTAGATTCATTTCCGCCTAACGATCTGTGCTCATACATTTTGGGCGGTGTTATTGTTGAAACTATTGGCGACCCAATAACTTTTGCATTAGAATTAGTAAGCAATAATGATGGCTCTACTACCTTAACCGACATCAGTTTAATTACTATGGATGAGTACCTTGATTTAATTAATTTAAATTGTTATATAAAAAATCCTAAATGATTAGGATAAGTTAGTTATTTTTTTATATTTGGTACAAACAAAACATAAATGCCAAGAGTAGCGCCTGAAGATACATCAACCATAAGTCATATTAATTATGTAACAGACAGTGTTCATAAGTTTGGGGACGAGCTTTATGAAAACTTAATGGACAGAAATCACGACCAAGCAAAGGAAGATGCGCAAGAGCTTATAAAAATTTTGGCAGACCTAATACAGTCTTTGACTGACGAAATATGAAGAAACGAAAATTAAACTCACTAAACCCCAAATACATGAAAAAGCAAGAAACCACTACTAAGGTAAAACGCAAACTTATTTGTGAAGTACCCACCAGAAACATCAATGGTAAAATATCTAAAAATTCTACGAAGGCTAAAATATACGAACTGCGTTATGAATAAAGAAAGAGCCAAAGAATTAAATGTTTTTTGTAATACTGTTGCAGAAAGATTTTCAAACACATCAAGACAGGGAAATATAAATAACGAAACTTTTAGTGTTGATGAAATTATTCCAACATCCGATGATTCAGCTGTAGTTAATTTCAAAAAAAATACTGGTAAATTAGCGGTAGCTTTTTGTTACTATATTAATAGAGGAAGGTCTAAAGGTTGGAAATATTTTTTTCCCACTGATGCCCACGTTGTTGGTATGCAGGCGTTTTCTTTTTACAAGTTAGAGGCTGAAAGAAAAAATTACAAGAAAAATTTTGAGAGTGATTTAGTTGCTCAATATAATAGGAATAGAAACCACAAAGATCATATAACATCTATTGACGAAATTAATTTAGAGTTATAAGTTTAGCTAATTCTTTAGCTGCTAATATATCATTACACTTTTCATAGTCCTCCACATGAATAAAGTAATCTAATAAAGCATCATAGACGCTATCGTCTATTTCTTCCATCGGTCTATCTGGGTTGTAAAGAAGGTATAAAGTATCCACATTTTCTAATAAGTTTTCGTAAGTATCTTTTCCTGTTAGCAAAGAATAAGTGTAATGCATACATAAATTCTCATCAAAGTTTTCCATAGCTAAGGTCTTTTAGGTATAGGCTTTCCTGGATTCTTTTGTTTCCAAAGTCTTGGATTTCTAATATATGTATCGTACTCACTCTTCTTTTTATTTGTTTTTGAAACCTCAGGATTATTTTGCATAATTTGTTTGTATAATCTTGGGTTTGTTTTTTTAATTTTTTCTAACTCTTCTTTGCTTCGTTTTTTAAATTTAGACTTCTTAGCTTTTCTTAAATCTTTATATATCTCTTGTATTGCTACCTTTCTAACATCTTTATATATAGGTATCAATCCTAAGTTACCAGCCACTTCTAAAGGCATCCTTATCAACTGCTCATTGAGCTGACGCTCTCGTGCCTCTGGAGTTTTACGAGCTGGCTCACTTACTTTACGAACAATTAAATCTGCTGTAGATAGTGCAGGCCCAAAAGAACCTCCAAACCTTAAAAGCAAATCACCCATTGTTATACCCTGACCTTGCTGCTTCTTTGGTAAAACAGAATATTGTAATGAGTCTTTATAAGGGTCATACTCACCATCACGCAAAAACTCTAAGTGAGATTCATTAAACTTTTCTACTCCTATATTCAATATTGCCTTTACTGCATTACCAAAATCTCTTCCTATTAGTAAAGAAGTAAATGTTTGTCCTAATGCTTGACCAAATTGTTTTTCCAGGCTTTTATCTTCTTCATCATCCTCAAAGAATAATCCTAATAAGCCAGCGCCTAACATTGATGAAAGAAGCGAGTATGTTACCATTCGTGTTGTAACACCTGCTAATATCTTAGCTCCTTGCTCTTGAGTTAGCCTACTTTCATTTCCAGTTATTGCGTGCAAAGCTGATCGTGCAGTAACAAATTCAAATATTAAGAACCTCGTCATAAAGTTATTAAAATTATTGAAAGCCTTTTTAGATACACTATCATTAGGTTTTGAGGTTCCTTTTAGTATACCCATATATGGATTGTCAGCCGCACCTATATATGTAGTAACTTCATCTGCTTGTTGAGTTGCAGCATCTATAGCCTCTTGGTTTGCCTGAATATATTCCTGGTCTCCTTCAGCTATTTTATTAAAATCAACATCTTGTCCTGTAATGCTTTTGAACTCTTTTGCAAAACTTCCAAACCACATAGGCCTCATAACTACCTTATCAGGTGTTGATATTAAATAGTCAGCTATTCTTTCCACATTACCGAGCCATTTCTGGTCTGCAAAACTCCATATTTGTTTTACTTTATTTTGTATATCGCTATTGATTTGGTTTCCTGCACCACCTTCTGCTCTTTCAACAACATTAGGGTCAACAAATCTACCAGCTAAACCTTCAGCAAATACTCTGTCTTTTTGCGCACTACCTACCATATCCATAATTTTAGCACCAATATCACTAAATATAAACTCTTGATAGTTCATGCCATTTTGAAAAGCCTCTTGATCTACAAACAATGCCATACCTATGTTTGATAATAATTCTGCAACAAACCTTCCTGTTCCGGCTAATACAGTTCTGTAACCTTGACGTGACATAAAATCAGCAGCCCTATCAGCTAATGTGGTTTCTCCAAAGTCATTAGTTAATACATTTTTATTAACCTCTTCGTAAGCTCTTTCCAAAGCATTAATCATTTCTCTTTGCTCTGAAGGTATACGTCCTTCTGCTTCTAATATTTTTTTAGTTTCATTTATAGTTTTTCTGGCTAATCGGATAGGCTCTGTCATATGATAATCTAACATAACATATTCTGCTCCTTTTCTGGTTGAAGAATAAACATCAAAGTTTAAAGGGTTAACATCTCCTGTTCTTTTAATTAAAGACTGTCCCTTTGTTGATGGTTTTAAACCTTTCATGTAATTACCTACAAAGTCAGGAGCTGTTGCATCACTATCAGCATCTGCAGTAAACAATACGTTATGATGAACATAGTTGTTTAAAGCATTAAAAGAATTACCCCTAATAGTTGACGCAGTAAATACAGCCGCAGGTTCATTTGCAGCATTTATTTCATCTACTGTTTTAATACTGGCCTTTTCTGCATCATTAAATGAGTTAAATAATTTTTCATTATCAATACTTTTACCATCTTCAGTTTGAAACTTCTCTAATATATCTTGTAATGCTGCGGCATCTTTTTCTGTTAAATTTGTTTTTTGTTCATCTATAGACTTTATAGTGGCTTTCAATACGTCAATAGCTGGGTTTACAAATTTATTATCAGGATTAGATTCAAACTCTCTTTGTAATAAGTATAATTGTTGTTTATATGCTGAAAGCGTAGTTTTATTAGGGTCATTACCAAAAGACTTAAACACATCATTCTTAGCTTTGTTTAATTTATTTCTAATTTCTTTTGTAGCTGTTGCATATCTTGATTGCGCTTTAGCTGTTGGCTCAAATATAGCTTCGTATAAGTTTTTAGTTTTAAAGTCTCCAAAAATTTGATCTATATATGCTAATGGGTTTCTTCTGATTGCCTCAAGTACAGCGCCTTTTTTTGTAAATAAATTTTTAAAGTTAGCATACATTTTAGAGAAAGACAACATCTTTCCTTTTTTAATACTTGGCGCTGCCTTTTCCATCGCAGCAAGTTTTGCTTGCATAGATGTAGTAGATAGCTGTAAAAGGTGAGGAACATATCCATTTTTAACATTGTCTAATAATCCAACCATATTTTTTAATTCATATGGCTCCATCATCATTAACACTTCTTTATTTCTTAATAGTTTTCTAAATTTTCTAACTAAACCTTTTTGGTCTGAGCTTAAATTTTCTGGGACTTTAGTTGTTTTATCAGCCTTTTCAATGTTTTTTATAGCAGCTTCTTTTTCTTCTTGAATTGCTTCTGGAGTTTTTTTCACTTTTTCTTTTGGAGCTATTTGGTTTTTATATTTCTCCATTAATTTCTTTTCATCCTGATTAATCTCTCCTTGCTCAAGCATTTTATCTAACACAGCTTCATATGATGTGTTTTCTGTAACACTAAAATCTATTCTTTTAAAATACTCAAATCTTTCTGCTAATTCACCAGCTATTGAATATTCTTCATCTAATACTTTATTTATTTCAGCTACCTCGTTTTTTAATTTATTTATGTCCTGAAGATTTAAAGTTCCTTTTCTTTTGCCTAACATCTCTACAATAGACTGGTATCTATCTATTACACTTGCAGGAACTATTTTAGGATTTACAGCTAACATTCTTTCCAGTAGTAAACTTAAAGTTTGGTCTGCCCCTATCTTTCCTTTTATATTTTTTCTTGCTGTTCTTCTTAATCTATTTATATTACTATCCGTCTTTTCTTTTTTCTTTGCCGCTTTATCAGCTTCTTTTGCTGCCTTACCCTCTAATTTTATTTGGTCTTTTAAAGCCTCTGCCTCATCTACAGTAACCTCTTTCTTTTTCTTTGTCCCCTCTGCAACTTTTTTAGCAGGAACTCCTCTTCCCTTTTTACTTACAGGAACAATACCTTCTTCATCCAGCATCTCTTTTTGCTGAACCTCATCTCTTAATCTTATATTTTGTAAAGACTCTCTGTTGGGATCAACATCTAATACAGCTTCTATATTTTTTTTGGTTGCTTTCAATCCTGTTAGTTCTGTAAATCTATTTTTTAATTCAACTATTTGATTACTTTGCCCTACAGTATCACCAAAAACATACTCATTAATTTCAGTTTGATTACTATATTTTTCTATAAAACTAAGAATTTCACTTCCAGACAATTCTTTTCCCTGAATAGTAACTCCGTCCTCTATATTACGTCCAGTTTTACTGATGTATCTTTTACCCACACTTTCACTTGCTGGAAGACCGCTGATTTTTTCTATACTTTCAGGAGTAAATGCCATGTCAAACAATGCAGATTTATCAACATCTTCTTGTTGAGACAAAATGTTTTCTCCCGTTTTCTTTGCTTCTTGAACTTTAGCTTCCTCCGTATTTATTGCCTGCGCTATTTCTCTTACGTTTTCACTCTCTAAAATAATATCGTTTGCCTCTTGTTCACTTATTTCACTTATTTCTCTATCAGGATTTTTTTCTTTAAATATCTGTTCACCAGTTCTTCCTTCATTTACATCAATACCCTCTTGCAGTAAAGCGTTTTTTACTGCTTGACTTTTTATTGAGTTTACATCTTCTACTGGCCTTCCTGTTTTAGCTTCTACCACTTGAGCTTTGCCTTCCGCATCTACTTCTATTTCATATTTAATACTACCTTTTATTTTTTTTCTTTCAGGCTGTGCTTGTCTTTTGGTCTCAGGTCTTTTTTCTGGCTCAGGAGTAACTTCAGTTACCTTATCCTCCTGTATTATTTTCGTCTCCTCCGCCTCTGTTTCTTCGGTGGTTTCGGTGACTTGTTGCTCCTCTCTTGTAGATTCTTCGGTGGCTTGCCCTCGCTCATCCACCTCTTGAACATCTGTGGCTTGAACTTCGCCATCCACCGCATCTGTGCTTTGCTCTTGAACGGCATCTTGTCTTTGTATTATATCATTAATTTGTTGTTTTATCTCACTTCTTTTAAGCTTTGATGCTTCTCCTGTATCTTCAGCTAATTCGTTTAACTGTTTTTGTAATGGTAGTATTTCATCTATCTTTGCTTGATCGGTTACTCCAGCTCTTTTTAACTGCCCTTCTATTACCGCCTTCTCATGTAAATCATCTTTTCTTTTTTTAGCCTTTGCCTCAAGCTCTGGATTATTTTTTATTGTCAACTCGGCTTTAGCAAAATCTTCATCAGGTGCGTTTTCTACAAAGTCTTCCATAGTAGAAGCGGTTGTCTGAGACATTTCTTCACCCCCATTCTTTTTATTAATATAATATTTTGGAGATTTGTATATACCATACCCTACACTAATTGGTGCGGTAGCCATACCAGCTATACCTTCAAACCCTATCTCTGCTACATCCATCTCTTGGCCAGCTACTAATCTACCAGCAACTTCTCCTGTTGAACCTCCAACAGCCTCAA